CTGCGTGGCGGTGTCGTCGGGCACACCGTTCGGGCCGACGCCAAACAGGATCTTCGTGTAGACGCAGGCCGCGTCACGCGTCACGTTGGCGTTGAGGATGATGCGGGTGGTGTTGTTGAAGTTGACCGACAGCGTGATCGCGTTGCCCTGGTAGTCGGCGAAGCGCGACACCCACGGCGACGGCTCGACGTCCCCGTGCGCACGGCCCGCCATCAGGCGGCGATCGGTGTCAGCGCGACGGTCAGCGCCGTGAGGTTCACCGTGTCGCCGGTGTTGACCGTCTTCGACGCGGCGAGCACAGCGCTGTAGTAGAACGTGCCCGCTGACGACGCGCCCCACGTGCTGATGTGCGTGATCACCTCGCCGTTGGTGCCGGCCCACGTCGCCCACGAGGGGAGGGTGGCCACAGCGCTCTGCGAACCGGCCGCCGCGGCGCCGAAGTTGAGTGCGGGCCGGGTGGTCACGCTGCTCACGTTGGCGGTGCCGGACGCGCCGGGGTCGCCGGTGTGCAGCTGCACGAACATGGTCGTCACGCCGGTGAACGTCGCCGCCGACGTGCCACGCAGCGTGTTCAGCCAGGCGTTCGCGGTGTTCACGGCGCTCAGTCCGGCGGTCACTGGCTTTCCTCATCCTGGCTCGGCTGCGCCTTGATCACTTCGAGGTCAGCCCTGATGGCCAGCTCGAACCGGTTGACATAGGGCTCAGGGACGGGCGGGACCGCGGTCCGGATGTCGTTGCCCTCGTCGTCGATCGACGTCACGCCGTGCCCCGCTTTCCCTCGGCCGTGCCGTCCCAGACCCAGCCGTCGCTCGTGCACGCCAGTTCGCCGTCCGGCCCGGTCACGAGCGGCTCGCCGTCGTGCGGGCAGGCCTGCGGGGTGCCGTCGAGCCAGGCTCGCTGCTCGGCGCGGTTCTCGGCGATGATGTCGATGAGACTGTCCCAGCCGCTGATGGCGCACCGCCCCTCGTCTCATCACCGGCCGCCGGGTGCAGAGCGGCGAAATAGCCGCCCTCGCCCGGCCGCTCGATGGCCTCGCCCGGCTTGATCACTTCTTGTCGTCGTCGGTCTTGTCGTCGTCGGTCTTGCTCTGGCTGGCCTTCGCCGCCGCGGCCTTGGTGGCCTTGGTCGGCGCGCCGGGCTTGCGCTCGTCGGACTCGGTGACGTCGTCGCCCGGACCGCCGAGACCCAGGCCCTTGAGCTTCTCGTTCTCGGCCCGCTGCTGCGCGTCGCCCTCGGCCTTCGCCGCCTCGCGACGCTGCTCCTGCACGTCGGCGCCGTCACGCTGGCCGGCGTCGGGCGCCTTCGGGGCGGTGTAGAGGCCGGTCTCGCGGTTGAAGTCGGTCAGGCCGAAGCGCCGCGCGAGGTCGGCGTCGTCGGTGCTGTCGATGGTGTGCTGCTGCTCCGGCCGGAACTCGCCGCTCATACTGGATCCCTTCATCGCGCTGATCGGTGGGCCGATCGTACCGCCCACCGATCAGCGCTGCAGCGTGCTACGCGTCCGGCTCGAAGTTCAGCGTGTAGCTCCGGCTCGGCTCGAAACCGTCGGCGACGTCGCCCTTGAGCGTCATTTCCAACGACAGCGCCGGGGTGTAGAGCGACCACGCCTTGTTCTCCGGCGTGACATTGGCGGAGAACCGGACGACGGCCTGCCGCTGGTCGTCGCCGCCGGTGATGAGCTTCGACAGGCAGACCACCTTCGCCGTGATCATGCGGCGACCAGCGTCGCACCGGCGACCAGCGGCAACCACGTGACGTACCACGTGATCGCGCCGTCGCTGCCCGCCGAGACGTGCTCGATCTGACCAGTGGTGACCGGCACCATGTCCAGCACCCGGCCGTACCCGCCCGCCGCCGTTGAGGGCGACATCAACTTGGGCGGGACCGTCGCCGTCGCCAGCCCGAAGGTCAGCAGGTCGCCGGCGAGCGTGTCGGTGGTGCCGATGTCCAGCGACGTGCACAGCTGTGCCGTGTCGCCGGTCGTCGGGTTGAGCTGCAGGTAGTAGGTGTTCGCCACCGTGATCGAGGTGGTGACCTTGCCCCACAGGGCGGTGATCAGCACCTCACCGCCGGCGATCGTGAACAGCGGCACGGTCGCCGCCGTCAGCGTGCCGGTCGCCTTGCTGGCGTAGCCGGTGCCGAGGATCGCCTTGCGGTACGCCGCGGGGTCGTCGTAGACGCTCATAAGTCCCCGCCCTACGCGTTCGCCGCGCCGGGGCGCAGGAGGTTCGGGAGCCGGACGGGGGCCCGCTGCACGGCGAGGTCGTGGACGATGCCGAGGCAGACGCCCAGCCGCGTGCCGCCGGTGCCGGGGTCGGCGAAGTCGGCCGACACGTGGGTGTAACCGTCGCCGAGCTGGTCGGCGGAGACGAACACCGCCAGGATCACCTGCGTACCGGCGTACGTCGCACCGGCCAGGGTGATCGTCGCAGCGTCGGCCTGCGTCACCTCAACCCACGACTCGTCGTTGTCGAGCGCCGTCTCCGACTTGATCCAGTAGGCGGTGATGCCGCTGGAGGTCGTGACCGTCGCCGCGGCGAGGTTGTTCGAGGTGCCCGAGGTGTACGCCGTGTGCTGCTTGAACGTGATCACGTTGTCGTCGGTGCCGCCGCCGGCGACAGCCATCGAGAAGACGAACGTGATACCGGTCGCACCGCTCATCGAGAAGCGCTTGCCGGTCGCACCGGCCGTGTTGAGGTCGACGACGGGGAACCCGATGCCGATGTCGAACAGGCGCCCGAGCGCCCGCATGCCTGCCATTGTGCCTTCCTCCCCGGCCCTGCCGGTTCGCCCTACTCCCCCGGCGATCGAGGGTACGGGTTGGAGCTGTTGCGTACGCGGCGGCCGATCTGCGAGCGCACCGCCGCGCCCATCGAGCGCGCCCGACCCCGTCGTTACCGGGGTCGGGCGCAAGGGAAGATCAGGTGCGGGCGCCGAGGGTGACGAACGCCGACAGCGTCGCGCTGTTGTTGCGCGGAGTGATCGGGCTCTGGATCCACGGCCGGCCGTCGTTGCGCGCGATGGCCCGGTAGGTGGTCTTGTCGCTGGTGAACTTGACGTGCGGGCTGCTGTCGACGGTCATGTTCTGGTAGTCGCCGATCAGGTACATCGACCAGTCGACCAGCGACAGGTCGCCCTGCGCGCCGAGCGCGCCCGGCGCCTTCTCCGACATGATGACCGGCCGGCCCAGCAGGGTCAGCACCGGCGCGCCGGTGCCGTCGGTCAGCCAGACCGCCGATCCGCCGGTGCCGACGTTGAGGGCCATGGTCGCCAGCTCGACGAACACATCGGGGCTGGCCAGCCACACGGCCTTGCCGAGCGAGGACGGCAGCATGCGCCCGTACATCTTCAGCACGTTCTTCCAGACGACGGTCGCCGCGTCCTGGCTGGTCTCCTTGTCGATGACCAGCAGCGCGCCGTTGTTGGCGTGCAGACCGCCCAGCGGGCAGCCGACGCCCGACCCGCTGATGTAGTCCAGGTCCTCGTAGAACGCCATCGCCCGGGGGAGGGTGGCGTCCATGAACGCACCGAACGCACCCCAGTCGCGGATCAACTCGTTGGGGACGTGGGACAGCGCGGTCTGCTTGGTGACGTCGAGCTTGACGCTGGCGAACGAGGCGCTGGACTCGGTGAGCTCGGCGCCTTCCTCGGTGCGGTACACGACCACGCCACCGAAGACCGAGCTGACGCGCGAGGTTTCGTCGAGCATCGGGATGTGGATGCGGGGCGCGCCCATCGGGATGATGGTCGCCCGGGGCCGCACGACGGCACCGTCCAGCGACAGCTGCAGCAGCTCGGACCGGAACTCCTCCGGCACGAGGAAGCCACCCTCCGAGGGCACCTTCTCGCTGTAGGCGTTGTAGATGTCCATGCGGGCGCGCGCCTCGACGGACATCGACATGTTGTTCTTGGCGTACCAGACGTCCTGCAGGTACGTGTAGAAGTCCGGCCACACGCCGTCCAGCGGCGCGCCCTTCGCCCGCGGGTTGTTGTAGACCGGCGACGGCCGGGCACCGGCCCGCGCCTTCGACTCGTCCAGGTTCGGGATCTTCAGAACGTTGCCCGGGAACGCGCCCTGGTTCTCCTTCAGCCACGAGGTCAGCTGCGCCTCGGTCTGCTCCCGCATCTGCGCGAGCATTTCCTCACGCTCCCTGGAGCGCGCGTTGGCGTAGCTGTTGAGCGAGGCCTTGAACTTGCCGCTGTTGAAGTCGGTGACGAAGTCCTCGGGGGTGCCCAACGTGTTGAGGTAGTGCTCCCAGTCGGCGACCGTCTCGGGCAGCTTCTCCGAGCCCTGCCACTCCGGCGCCGGGCCGGGCGTCGGGCCGGGTGCCGGGCGGGTGCCCATCCGGTTGGTGATCTTGCCGATCTCCGAGACGTTGACACCGCGGGACGCGAGGAACCTGCGCTCCCGCCGGTTCAGTGCGAACGAGCGCATGCTGTCCTCTCCTGTTGCTCTTGCTCTTGCTTCTTGGTGGTGGTCATGCTAACGGTCGAACAGACCGGCGAACAGCGCACGTCCGGTCGGGATCTCCACGGGCGGCGCCGGGTTCGCGACCTCATCGAGGGTCTGCAGGAAGGCGCCGGCGTCCCACTGCGCGTCGATTCGATGATCGGTGGACCATGCCTCGTTGATCACCTCGACCGCCGGCGCGCTGTTGCCCGGCTTGCCGTCGCCCTCGCCGCCGCCGACGACCTCATCGGCGAGCTTCGCCTTGACCGCGGCCTTGGCGTCGTACCAGGTGCCGTCGGGGCCGCCCTCGGCGGCCTGCATGGCGGCGCGCCACTGGTCGCGGGTGCCCTTGGACCGCTCGGCGTAGATGTCGGCGATCGTGTCGGACAGCGCGTCGAGCAGGTCGGCCATGCTGCGCATGTCGCGGGCGTTGCCCATGGCCAAGCCGTGCGCGTCGTGGATCATCAGCTTGGAGCGCTCGGCCATCACCACGCGGTCGGCCGCCTGGACGATGAACGACGCGGCCGACGCGGCGATGCCGTCGACGAAGGCTGTGATGTTGGCGGGGTGCCGACGCAGCGCCTCGTAGATCGCGAGGCCGTCGAACACCTCGCCACCCGGACAGTTGACGTACATCGTGATCGTGCCGGTGACGACACCGCGCAGCGCGTTGACGAAATCCTGCGCAGTGACGCCCCACTCGCCGATCTCGGCGTAGAGGTAGATGTCCGTCGTCGGTCCGGTCGGCTGGTCGGTGCGGTTCTCGATGCGGTACCACGAACGGTCGAGCGCGTCGCGGTGCGTCTCGCGCGAGCGCTGCGTCTCGGCGACGGCACGGGCGCGGTCGGCGAGCGCGCGCACGCGCCCCAGGTCGACGGCCATCCTAGATCTCCCTCATCGTGCCGAGCATGCTCCGCAGTGTAGCGGCGTCAAGGTCGTTCTTCGGCGCCTTGTTCGTCCAGACCCCGCGCACCGTGCCGCGGCAGCGCTCGCGTCCCTTGCAGAACAGGTAGCCTGCCCCGCCGTAGGCCAGGCCCGCGGCGTCGGCGTCGGGCAGCACGGTGCCGTCGATGTCCCGGCAAGGCCCGCAGGTGTTCCTGTCCAGCCGCTCATCGGCGCGCAGCTCAAGGCGCCACGTCGACCCCTTCGACACGGCGCCGGCGTAGGTGTCGAGTTTGCCGAGGTTGACCGCCCGCGACAGCCCGGCGCCGATGTTCTCGCGCGGGACGGCGTCGGTGAGTCCGTCCCAGTAGTCCTGTACGCCGTCGGTCACCTGCGCCACGCTGACGCCCGGCCGGAACAGGCGTAGCGCCTCGCCCGCGAGTCCGGCCGCCACCCGGGCGGCGATCCGCTGTACGATCGCCAAGGCCCACGCGCCTACGGTCTGGCCCGAGTCGGCGCCGGTCGCCGCGGCACGGACCAGCAACCAGGCGGGCAGGACGGCTGCAGGCTTCGCAGGTTTGATCTTCACCCCGGCCTCGGCGGCCTCGGCAACGACGAACGCGGCACCCTCGCCGTACATCGTGGTCATGGACTCCGCCAGCAGCTCGTAGCCGAGGACCGGCACGGTGAGGGCTGCCAGGGCCTCGACGTTATCGGCGCGCACCGCGGCCTCGATGGCCTCGACGGCAGCGGCGTACTGCTCAAGGCTGACTCGCCGTCCCCACTCAATGACCGCGTCGTCAAGCTCTTCCTGCCAGCGGGCGCCGAGCGCCTCAGCCTCGGCGGCACGATCGTCGTCCTCGGCCGGCTCGTCGGCGACGAGGACGCAGGGCAGGACGGCGGCGAGCGGCCAGAGGTTGGTCTCGGCAGCGAGGTCGGCGCTCATCGCAACCACGGCAGTGCGCGGTTGCTCGGCGGGCCCTCAGGCGCCGGCGCGGCAGGCTCCGGCGGGAGCGGACCGGGCAACGTGAAGATGCCGGCACCGGTGAGGATCTCGCGCGCCTCGGCGGTGCTGATGACCTTGCCGACGCCGAGGTAGATCTTCTGGATCATCTCGGCCATCGCCTTTGCCTTCTCGGCGCCGACGCTGTCGTCGACGACGATCCGCTCACGCATGACGGGGAGGCCGGCCACCCGGGCCGCGTCCTCGCGGTCGACGCCCGCGGCGAGCAGCCCGTTGTACGCGGCGATCTTCGAAGCGCGCTCGGCGTTGGCAGCCTCGCGGTCCTCGGGCACCGGGTTCGCGTAGGCGAAGGCATAGCCCTTGCCCATCGGGCCGAACATCTTGAGGAACGGACCGTTGAGCATGTCGCGGATCCGGTCGAGTCGCGGCACCTCCTGACGGCGGCCGAAATCGGCGGTGGCGGCGTCGGCGTTGGCGCGGTTGATGTCCTGGCTCAAGCCGAGGACGTGGCCGTGCATCGCGAAGGCTTCGCGCACCTCCTCCCGGTTCACTCGCCGCAGTTCGGCGAACTCCATGTCCTTCTGCGTGTATTTGGTGTCGACCCACTTCGCGCCGTACTCCAGCATGGCGACCGTATGGGCATTCCTCACACCCCGGTGCGACTCGGCCCAACGCTCCTGGAACTCGGTCCACTCCGTCGGTGACAGGTTGACCGGCATCTCGACGATGCCGCCGGGAATGGCGCTGTTCTCGAAGAACCTGCGGTTCCACTCGGCGGCGTACTTGGCACCCCAGAGGTTGTTGAACAGCGTCTGCACGGCCCCGGCCCCGCGGTACGGGTCCCAGGGTGCGGGCGTGCGTACGGTGAGCACCTCGTCCAGCCGCAACGGGATCATCTGTCCGTCAGGGGAGCGGTAGACGTAGCCGCTGATGTACCTCTTCGGATCCCGGACCGGCGCCATGCGGTCCGGGCGCACCGGCCACAGCTCGATCGGCCGACCGGCCAGCCACGTCACGACCAGCCAGCCCTCGCCGACGAGATCGACATGCTGCTCGAACGATTCGACCAGCAGCGACGATGTGAAAAAGTCGTTGGGCTTGCTCCAGACCTCGAGCGCCGGGTGTTCCGGCACGTAGGTCACGCCGGTCGACTCCATGCCGTTGGCCTCGCACAGCTCGCAGACGGCCGTCGCCCGAGCGCTCGGCGAGGCCAACCGATGCATGTGCCAATCGGTGGCGGCAACGCCCTGCGCGAGCTTGGTGATGATCGCGAACAACGTGCCGTTCTGGCCGAACGCCTCGATCGCGCCGCCCTGCACGGAGGTGAGTTCGCCGGACACCTGTCCGCCGGTGCCGCCCCGGGTGTCGCGCTGACCGACGTAGGACACGGCGGCGTCGGCGCGCGGGCGCACCAGCGTGCGCACGGTGGTCAGCAGCTCGCCGACTGGAGACCTCATCGCCGCTTCACGACCCATTCCAGCAGCAGCAGTGACACGCCGCCGGCGAGCGCGCCGAGCTGCCAGGCGACGCCGTACGCCGCCAGCGTGATCAGCCCGAGCGCGGCGACCACGAGCACGAGGCGCAGCGCGACGAGCAGGAAGGCACCAATACCCCTGCCCTGCCGACGCAGCCATCGGCCGAGGATGCCGAGCACCGACTCACGTCCCACAGGCGACCAGCCGATACTCACCATGGCCCGAATGGTAGCTGATCACCGCGCCCGCGCATACGTCCGTCAGGGGGCGGGCGAGACGTTGAACAGCTTCTCCGCGATCAGCGCCTCGGCGATGCCAGTAATGGTGGCATCGCTCACGCCTTCGCAGGCGTCCGGCCGTGTACCCGCCGGGCCGTCGGGGTTCGCGAGGCCAGCATCGAACTGTGCACTCATCGCCGCTCGACATGCGGCCTCGTCCGGCGCACCGGGGCCGCTGCACGACGACACCAGGTAGACCACGAAGAGCAGCACGATCAGCGTGCCGAAAGAGAAGACGATCGGGGCGAGACGGTTTCTCATGCGCCAGAGGGTACACGACGCGTCAAGTCATCGGCCTAGGACGCGCATGCCCGGTCGCCCACCAAGGTCGGCCTGCGCGACGACGTAACGGAACGTGTCCATAGCGTGATCGTTCATCTTCTCCGGCGCTTCCTTCGCTGCCTTGCCGTCGGGCCCGCGGGCCCAGACGTAGCCGGAAATCTCCTCGACGAAGCACGTCGGTTTGCCGGCGTCGGCGAGCTCGGGGTCGCGGCGCACGAGCGCGTCACGCACGACGTAGACCCGCGGCCGCCCGTCGCCTGCCTTCCTGAGCCTGGCCTGCACCGCCTGGATGCCGGGGCTGACCTCCTTCTTCGCGGCGAGCGTGCGCATGCCGGAGTGGCGCTCGAAGGTGGCACGGTCCTCCGCGTCGTGGTCGCAGACGATGCCGCGGGGGCGGGGCTCGATCCACTCGCCGTCGGGCCGGACGATGGCGAGGATCTCGCGGGCGACGTCCTCGACGAGTATGCCGGTGCGGTACAGCTCGCGGTACAGCCAGAGCCGTCCGTCAGGGTCCTCCGCCCAGCACTGCAGGACCATCGGGTTGGTGAATCCGAAGTCGACCGCCCACCACCGGACCCAGTCCTCAGACCCGTCGGGCAGCCGGTCGACCAGGTGGACCGCGGGGTCCCACTCCTCATAGATCAATCCCTCGGCGGCGACCCACAGACCCTTGCGCAGGCGCAGGTACCGCACGCCGGTCAGCCGGTCGAGCTTGGCGAGGTAGGCGGCGCCGGCGTCGGTCAGCTGGCCGAGCGCGTCGTAGTAGGCGGGGTTGTCCTCATGCCGCGACCAGAGCATGGTGGCGCCACCGGTCAGCGAGCGCTGATAGAGCCAATGGTGCTCAGCGTCAGGGTTACACATGCCGACGATCTGCGAGTACGGCATGTTACCGGCGCGTAGCCGACTGGTCACCGCCTCCCAGTCCTGCACGAAGAACTCGGTGGCCTCGTCGAGCACGGCGATGTCATAGGCGCTTGACATGATCTTGCTGGGCTTGTCCATACCGCCGATGACGACGGCCGACCCGTTGCGCTTGTATCTGTACTGCGGGGGCTCGGCAGTCGACCCGCCGTAGTACTCGACGTCGCCGACAGCCAGGCTCGCGACGGCGACGTGTTTCCGCCAGACCTCCAGCGTCGAAGCACCGAGGGATGCCGCGGTCTTGCGTAGCAGCAGCCCGCGGAAGCCTTTATATTTCATGGCGGCTAAATGCAATTTAGTAAGTCCGCCGACGCTTTTGCCGGTCCCGGCGCTCCCAGAAACGATCACCTCGTCGTCACGGCAGGAGAGCAGCCGCCGAGCCGCGCCACGCAGCTCGATGCGCCGCGTGGCGGCGATGGTCACGGGTCGTCGATCTCGCCGAACGCGATGACGCGGCCGCCACGGCTGACGAGGCGCCACCCTCTGTCCAGCTCGACGGTTTCGATCGGCACGCCGTACAGCACCGGCAGCAGCCGGGCACGGTGCGTCGACAGCCAGCCCGCGCCATCGGACAGCAACTGATGCGCGCGCTCGCCGACCCGCAGCCGCCAGGGCTGATCGTCGCTGTCGGACAGCAGCGACCAGCCTGCGACGACCGCGCGGATCTGCTGAATGGTCTTCGCCGGGGTGGTCATCAGCCGCCGTGAACCTCGGTCAGGTGCTGCTGGACGGCGTCGGCGAGCAGCGCGATGGTCGGCGCCCAGTGCTCGACGTCCCGCGACCAGGGACACATGTCCTCCGGGCAGTAGACCGTGAGCACCGGAACGTCGCGGTCGCCGCCGATGGTCGTCGTGGCGAGCATCGCCAGCTCGGTGCGGTCGAGCATCGCCAGCGGCAGGTCCGGCACGGTGCAGAGCTCGGGCACCTCATCGAGCGCGTCGCCCTCGACCAGCACAGCCACGCCGTCGCGGATGAAGTCGTCGCGAGCGGCGAGCACGCGCACGCCCTCGGGCAGCGCGAGCAGGCGCGCGAGTCGCTGCGTTCCCAGATGCACGACGGCCCGACGGTTACCCACGGCGGGGACGCTGACCGGGACGCGGGCCGTTGGGCGCGGGGTTGGTCGGCGGCATCTGCACGCCCTGCAGCAGGGTGGCCCGGGCGAGCTGCGTGCTCACCTCTGCCAGCACCTCGGCCATCTTCGTGTGCACGGCGACCTCGTACGCCTGACGCCGTGGGTCGTCGAAGTCGCCGAGCAGCTGGTCGAGCAGGATCGACAGGTGCAGTTGCAGGATGTCGCCCTTGCCGATCTGATAGCCCTGCGCCTGCAGCCGCTGCAGGGTGGCGTCGTTGGCGATGCGCAACTGCTCCGCCTCATGCCTGCCCGCCGCCGGCGCCAACGCGTCCTCGACGTCGGCCTTGAGCTCTTCGTTCACAGCTGCTCCAACTCCTCGGACGTCACGGCGACGGCATAGCCGACAGTGGCGTCGATGGTGGCCTCGGTCCTGGTCGGGGCGTCGATGCCCCACAGCTTGCGCTGCGATTCGCTGATCTTGATCAGCCGATCGGCGGCGGCGAGGTTCGGACCGTTGTCGATCACGTCGACCAGCTCAACGCTGCCGTCGGGATGCTCGATCTCGCGCTGCACGAGTCGGCCGGCCGAGTGCGCGATGTGCTGTTCATTCATGATCCGGTGCGCGACCTGCAGCGCCTCGTCGAGCAACAGCGTGTGCTTGATCCGCAGTTCGTCGACCGCGAGATCCTGCCGCTTCAGAGCCTCGGCGAGCGCCGCCTTGACGTCCTTGTGCGCCGCCTGCTTGCTGGCGTAACCGAGCTCGACGGCGATCCGGTCATAGGTCATCCCGGAGATCGAAAGCCTCACCGCTCGCTCTCGACGGACCGCGCGCGCCGCCTGCTGGGCGGCGCGATCCTGCGGCGAAAGGGGTGGCGGCACGGGTCAACGCTCCTGTGTCATACCCCGCGACGGTCGGCACTCTGGCCACCGCGCGGACGGAGAACTACCAGGCCAGAGACCTGCGCCATCGACAGCCGCCGATAGACGGTGCCGTAGCACCAGCCCGTCTCGACCGACAGTTCGCGGACCGACAGGCCCTCGCGATAGCGCTCGGCGAGAGCACGCAACGTCGCCTCGTCCTCCGGCTTGCGCCGGCGGTCGCGGTTGCGGGGACCGATCTCCATGCCGATCACCGTATCACGCCCGATCACCGTTGCGCGCCGTCCTGCCGCCGCTCCCATTCGGCGCGGCTCCTGAGCAGGTCGGTCAAGATCTGCACCCGCCGCTGCAGCCCGGCGACGTCGGCCTCCAGTGCCTTGACCCTCATCACCAGATCGGCGTTCGCGTTCGTGTCCACACCCACAGCGTCCTCCCCCTCAGATCGAGCTGCTGAACGCAGCGACGTCGAGCCTGACCAGCAGCCGCTCCCGCCGCAGCAGCCGGTACACCGCCCGCCGCGCGTCGGCGTCGGACAGCGGCGGCGGAACGGGCGCCTGCGTCGGCACCTTCCGTGGATCCATCGCGCTCACCTCCTCACCCAGGCCGGCAGCTGCGCGTCGATGCGCGCCGACGCCAGACCGACCGTGATCATCTTCCTGATCTCGCCGGGCGACATCGACTTGTCGACCAGCAGCCCCATGCCCTGCGCCCGCCGCAGCAGGTACGCCTTCGCCCCGTCCTCACCGACCCGCGTCATACCGTCCACGGCCCCCTGAGCATGCGCCATGGCGTAGCCGAGTTCCGACACGTGCTCGATGACCCAGGACGACACTCCGACCCGCGTACGGTCCATCAGGACCACCCCGTACCCGCCGCTGACGCGCGGCAGGACGGCGGCGTAGTGCTGCGCCGCCGCCAAGAACCAGACGCCGGCGTAGGTCCGCAGCCAACCGGCATCCGACCCCTCGAACAGGTCGACGATCTCGTGCACCAGCTGGCCGTCGCGGTACTGCGGCACGTCGAGCCCGAGCGCGTGATCCAGCAGTCCCTGCTCTTCCTCGTTGTCGAGGATCTCCAACTCTTCGGGCTCGCGCACCAGCTCTTCGGCGTCGCGGTCGTAGCCGTCCTCCCCGAACAGCTCGACCGGCGCGGCCAGGCGGTGCCGGTTCGTGGCGCCGACGACGTCCAGCACGACGCAGTCGGTCTTGCCGGGCCAGAGCCGCAGGCCGCGGCCCACCATCTGCACGAACAGACCCGGGTTCATCGTCGGACGGGCGATGACGACGCAGGACGTCATCGGCAGGTCGGTGCCCTCAGTAAAGACCATCGCGTTACAGAGGATCTGAACCGTGCCGTCGCGATAAGCCTGTAAGAGCCGTCGCCTCTCCTCTGCAGGCGTGCCGCCGTGAACCAGCTCGGCCGTGAAACCGCCCTCCCTGAGCGCGTCACGGATGACCTCAGCCGTGTGGACCAGCGGAGCGAAGAGCAACGTCTGTCGGCCAGCAGCATGCTCGCGCAGCGCCTCGACGATCTTCTTCGGCGCCATGCTGTCCTCGATCGCATCGCCGAGTCCCTTCGATGAGTAGTCGCCTGCAACTTTCCGCACCTTGCCGAGCTGCAGATCGTCGACGCGCACCCGCACGCCGACCGGCCGGACGAGGAAGCCCTCGGCGATCAACTCGGCGGTGTCCTTGACGTAGACGATCTCCTGCCAGATGTCGCCGAGGGCCTTGTCGTCGCCGCGGGACATCGTCGCCGTGAAGCCGAGCGCCCGCGCGCCGTCGACGTCACCCATGCACCCGAAGTGCGACAAGACGTCTATGTACGTTTTTGCGGGACTATGATGGCATTCGTCAACGATCACCAGGCCGACGTCGCGCAGCTGCGCCCGGCGCATCGGACTCGCGAGAGTCTGCACGCTGGCGCTGATCACGTGGGCCTGTACCTGGTTGGCGCCGGCCTGCACGATGCCGACCCGCAGATCGGGGGCGACGTCGCGCACCTTCTGCGCGTTCTGCTGCACGAGTTCCTCGCGGTGGGCGAGGACGACGACGCGCTTCCCTCCCCCCACCCCGTGCCGCGACGTGCGCGCGACCTCGGCCAGGATGACCGACTTCCCGGCGCCGGTGGCGAGAACCTCGGCCGGCCGACGTACGCCCTCGGCATGAGCCTTGTGGGCGGCGGCGACTGCGTCCTGCTGGTACTTTCTTAAAACAATTGTCACGGCAAGCTCTTCCATGACCTGCGCTTGACAATTGAACAGATCTGCTGAATTGAAACGCCGAAACGCTCGGCCGTTTCCCTGTATCCGAAGTACCGTTCCTTGTGAATCTCGCGAATCTCCAGCACCTCGGGAGTCGTCAGTTTATGCATACCGTGGCGCTCTCGCCACGCCCTGGTGCCATGATTGACCTTGTCGGACTCGTTCTCCCGATACGTAGCCCAACGCAGATTGCTGGCGTGGTTGTTCGCCGGATTGCCGTCACCGTGCGCAACGTGGTGACGCTCCGGGCGGGGACCGTGGAACGTCTCGCACACCAGAAAGTGAACGCCCAACTGCGTCCAACGCCTCTGGCCGAGGTACAGATTCACACGCCGGTAACCACGCTTATCGGGGAAATGCTTGAGCTGCCTGCCCGACGGACCGATCACGTCGCCCTCATCGCTCACCTGGAGCGCGGGGTAGCTCGGCGAGGTCTTAAACTGGACCATGTCGACTCCAACCAGTCGGCCCGCCCCGAGGCGTTCCAGCGCCGTCGGGGCTTCATCTTGCTGGAGAGTATCAGACTCGCGGAGACGGATGGTCACGCAGCACCGGCCGACGTCGATCGCGGCGCCCGGCGCGCCCGGCCCGGGTGGGCGCGGGACCTGGTCATCTCGGTGAGGTACCCGCCCCTGATGACGACGCAGCGCTGGCCGGCCTTCGCGGCGCAGACGAGACCGCGGGCGTATCGCTTCCAGTAGTCCATACCGATCACCCAGCTCACGCCGCGGCCCTCGGGGCGCCGGCCGCCGTCAGCGCCGCCTCGACGACGTCCTGCTGCGTGACCCGCCGGTCGAACGCCTG